TCCCTCCAGTTGGATCCTCCATCTCATCTTCTTCTAATAAATCTCTGTATTCTTTTTTCATTTTCATCATACCACCATCAGCAGCTAATGTTCTTCCACCACTGAAATCAAATATAGAGCCCATGAATCTTGGAGCTAGGGAAAAAGGATCGCTACTTGTCGTGGATCCTACAGCAGGTACTGATGCTACAGGTGTTATTGGTTGTTGTGAAATAATTGGTGGAAGTTGATTACTTCCGTCGTTGTCTCCACGATCATCTGTATTAAATCTATTTAAATAATCCGTATAACCTGTTCCCAAAACATCTTTAACATCTTCACCACCTAAACGTTCTTCATTTACATTAAGAGATTTTGATGTAAAATCTGTTGCTCCAAATCTTTGGCTAGGACTAGTTATGCTAGCATCTGAAGCTAACATATCCGCTGTTGCTAAATCCTGATCAACTAATTCCTTAGATAGTTCTTGAAATTTTTTAGGATCAGTACGAGATAAATAGTCTAAATAATTGTTTCTTTGAGCTATATTATTTTTTGTTATAACCGGACCAAAAATCTTCTTTGCTAGATTTAAAGGAGTTGGAATATTTTTAGCAAAACTTATTATTTTTTCTCTTCTTTTTTCTTTTTCTACTCTTTCTCTTTCTTTTTTTTGATCTGCTAAAAACTTTTCTCTTTTTGCTTTGTTCACTGCTGTTTGTTTAGCTATTTTAGTTTGTTCAGCTATTCTTGCCTTTTCTCTATTATCCTGTGCATTTCTATCTCTTGCTTGTGTTTCAGTTAATCCAGCATATTTTGTAGTTCCATATTGTGCCTTAGATCGACCAGGTGATATTCCATAGTTAGTATTACGATTATTATTATCATTATCGCCTTTACTACCGCCTCCAAAATTATCTTTATTTCTTCCTGCATCAAAACCAGCGCTGTCTCTTTCATCTCCAAATCTATATCCAGGTCTTCTACCATCTTTGGATGGTTTAACTATACTAAAACCTATATCTTCCATGGTTCCACCATCTTTTAACATCTGTCTATATTGTTGTGCTCTTGTTATTGCCATTACTCTGACGCTGCTCCTAATGGTGGCATTGCTGCTACTTTAATTTTTAATGACCTTGTAATCTCTTCTCTAATTGTAGGAGTGTTTGAATCTGCAATATCGTTTTCTGCTTCTTGATCCGAGTTATACTCTACATTAGTTCTTGTATTTCTCAATACTACTTCTGTTTCACACTTAACAACTGGTACTTTTTTACCATTTATCTCTGTGTATGCTACTTCTGCTTCTTCTTTAAATGCCATAATTAATCCCTGTTTATTTCTAATATTGCACAAGTGCCTTCGAATATATTAGCACTCGCTGCTTGTAGTTGTAATTTATCATTCTCTTCTAACACAATTGAGCCATCAGCGATAGACTTAGAATCTCCTGAGTTTACAGTATGTTCAGCAAATTGAAAAGCAGTTGTTGCTGAATTATCGTATAAAAAAGCTTTTATTTCTGTGTTTCCACCACCAACATTGGCTGTGTGTATGTTCTGTATTATAGCTCTAGAGTTAGAAGGCACAGTATAAATATCTGTCACATTAGTTGTAGTTAAATCAAAGTTAGCGTTTTTATATATATTTGCCATATCAATTCCCTGATTTAAACCAAGTAAATCTTTCTGTTTCTTGTTTTAATTCATTTAAAAATGTAGAGTTTAATTGTTCAACTATTATAGTAATAGCTCTATTAATTTGTTTTTGATTTGAAAAATCGTATTCTTCTTTTGGTTCTGGTAATCTTACTACTACTTTAGCCATTATCTTCTACCATCCGGTTGTATATCTATTCTTAAAGTTCCAAAACGCCAAGACTCACTAACATCAGTGTTTTCTATTTTAATGTTAACAAATCTTCCTCTGGCCCTAGTATCTTTTTTATCAGTACTAGAGTTAATTGTAAAGGGACTTAAAGACGTAACAGTATCTGATTGTTGAGGATAACGTTTAACTGCTAGTGTTACTTTTGCATTACCTTGTAAATCTTTAAAGTCTGGTACAAATCTTCTCATTGCTAAAAATGTTTCTCCAGCAACACTAGGACCACTTGATTTACCTTGAGCATCTCTTTGTTTTGCTTGTAAATCGAAGTCAAATGATTTTATAAATGAAGTAACAGTAGTTGTACTACCATCAGGATTTACTTGATCTGTTCCTACTTCATGTTCAAATAATGTTGTTTGACCTAAACCTGATTCTCCAACAATTACAGGAAAAGTACCTGTAGCTGAGTCATTAAATTTAGTAGCTGATGGTTTAGGATATACACTAGCATCAATCCAAGATGTTCTAGCTTCAGTTCCAATATACCAAACACCACCTCTCATAGGTTCTCCATAATTAAATACAACATATTGATCATTGTAATCAGAACTAGTTGATGGATAATACCAAACAACTTCTGTAAATAAATTATTTATACCTGCATAAATCTGTTGACCTTTGGTAGTATCGGCTTGATCATAAACATAGTCTTCAACACTACACGGTAAAGATTTAACTGTACCATCGAACATAAAGAAACCATTATTAGACATCCAAAACGCAGCACCATCTATTTCAATCGCTGCATTCTTACCAATCAATCCACAGTTAGTACCCACTTGTTCAAAACCAAATGTAAAAGGTGATCCAATAAATTTCATTGTATATAATGCATTATCTGTCCAAACTAGAATTGTTTCTTTTGCTTTTAAAGAACCTATAATCCGTGTTCCGTCCTGCAGTCTTTGTGATCCAGCTGAATTAATTGCTGTAGGTGTATAATCATTTATATCTTCTTGATCCGAGAACCGGATAAACATATCATCTTGTGTAGAGGTATCTCCAATAGTTGTTTCAGTTCCTAGATGAATTAAGTGACGTGTTGTAGGTGAAACTAGTGTTACTCTGGTTGCAGTTGGATTGGCTGATGTAGAAAAACCAGATGTAGTTGTTGATGCTCTTGTTGTTAATCTCGTAGTAATACCTGCATCCCATGTAAACGTTTTTCCATTTGCAATAGTTGCAACTAATACTTGACCAAAGTTACTTAAAGACCATAACCCTGGTTCCAGACTCACATCAGATGCTGAAGCTGCTTCTCCCCATGCACCCCTGCTCCAGGTATCAATACCCCAACCATAACCATAAGATTGTTCTGCCGGACCAACTTGTTCATAAGGTTTAACTTCTAAACTACCACCTGTTGAAACAGTAGCTGTTGCATTAGAACTTTGTGTAATTGTAAATACACTTGAACTTGTAATACTTGTTACTTGAAATAATTTATCTTCAAAGTCAGAGTTTGCATAACCTGTACCATTGGGTAAAGTTACATTATCTAATAATACAATATCTCCTGCACTTAAACCATGAGAAGTTTTTGTAATAGAACAAATAGCTGAAGCATTTGTTGTTGCAATAGTACAAGAGGATAAAGTAGTTTTTAAAGGTGTAATATCATAGAGTTGACCTTCAAAATATATAAGTAAAAATTTATCTGTACCAATTGCAATATATCTATTTCCATCTAAGTCTACGAATGCAAACTGTCTTCTTGCAACACCAACAATAGTATCTGTAACAAGTGATGACCAACCACCAACTTTTTCTGGTAATCCATATCTGAATCTTGTGTTATCACAATCAACCCATCTGTTTTCTGCACCAGATTCAGTATCTTGTTTATCAATTCCTGGTAAGACTTTAAAATCAATTAGAGCCATGATCCATGCTCCTATATTTTATCTTTGTAGATCCAGCCTCTAGTTGCATTAACATACACTAAAGTAAATGCAGCACCATTAACACTTACTACTAAATCAGAAGTGTCACCTAAAATCTTAGAACTGTTTCTACCAATTGTTAAATTGTTTGATGCAAATGCATTACCGCTATCTATAAAATGTACTTCGTTACCTATTGCAGGGGATGCTGGTAAATTAATTGTAACTGCAGTACCAATACCACTTCCTGATGTGTTTACTAATATTTGATCACCATTAACTGTAGTGTAAGTAGCTGAAGGTGTGTAGTATCCTTTAGTTTGTAGTTTACCTGTAATGTTTGTGCCGTCAGAATATAAAACTGTAGTTGACCCAACTGGTAAAGAAAGACCTGTTCCTGAAACTGTTTTAACTGTTAATGTATAATTAGAAGCTGATCTAGCTGTTGCATCTTCTACAATAAATACTCTTTCTGCACCATCAGGCATAGTAACTGTTCTGTTAGCAGTTAGTGTTCCTGTTAATTTATAATATAAATTTTTACCATTTGCTGTTGCATGATTAGCTAAAGATAAAGCAACGTCAGCTCCACCTACTGCAAGTGATAAATAACCACTAGCTGCTTGTTCTAAAATTTGTAAGTTTGTATTAGTAATTGTACCCCAGGTTCCTGATTTTTCACCTGTGGTTATTAGTTCTAGTTTTAAATCTGTTGATGTACTTGATGCCATAATTCTCCTATGCGTCCGGGTCTATCGGTACCCAAACTTGATTTACTCCTGGTGGTATTGGGTTCCATGATATCACACTTACAGGGTTATTTGCAAGGTTAAATTGCTGTCCTGTTACAGGAACTGTTATAGGAAGAGCAATAGTAGTATTACCCACTGTAATATTTAATCTGTTTCCTGTTACAGCTACAGTAAAATCCTGTATGTAAGGACTTGAAAAAGGTGCTGCTGAAAATGAAGTTGATCCAAATAACATTACGGTGTCTGTATCCTTGTCCAAGTTTGTGAGACGCCTGGTACTACACCATCCCACTGTTTAACGTTAATACTAGTTGGAACAGCTATATCTAATCCTGATCCTGTAGGTAAAACTTTAGCTTTTGCTAAAATAGTTACTGTTCCCGTTGATAAATTTTGTCTATTGGTTGTAACAATTACTGTAGCATTAGCTTTGGTTGTAACATTACCTATAGTTAAATCAAGTCTGCTTCCAGTAGTTGATATATTAGCATCTCCAGTGATAGTAACTGTACCACTATCTACATCAACTTTTGTACCATTAGGTAATACAGTTGCTTTACCAATAATAGTTGGGTCTCCTGAATCCAGATTAACTCTTGATCCTGTAACCGGATACCTGAATGCGTAAGTAGGACTACCGGTATCAATATCTAATTCACTTCCAACTAATGCAACAACTGCTTCTGCAACAACAGATACATCTCCAGTATCTGCATTAATTCTTGATCCCGTGACATCGTATTTAAATGCGTAAGTCGGTGTTCCTGTTGCAAAGTTAAATTGACTTCCTGTAGGAACTACATTTGCACCTGCAGTGATTGCTACTGTTCCTGTTCCAAGTTCTGTTGCAACACCTGTTACATCAACTCTTTGGTTGACTCTAATAACAACATTACCGATTGTGAAATTTAATCTGCTACCCGTTACACCAAAATTAGCTGCACCAGATATACCAACTGTACCCGTTGATTCATTTAATCTTGAACCATTGACTTCTACATATGCGTATGGAGGAATGCCTTGTGAAGCAAAGGCTGCTTCAGAGAAAGCCGTTGCACCGAAGTACATGGTCTACGCTCCGTTGTCGATGATGTTATTGCCGTCGATCGCGGCCCATTCTTGAATTGCTTGGTAATCTGTGTTTGCTTCGTCTAGTGGTACATATGATGTTTTACCATTATAGACAATCTGGTATCCATTAAATCCATTATCATCATAAGTTTTTGTAACTGTTGTAAAATTTTTAATCATAATTATAACTCCGCATCTGCTTCATAATAAAATCTATAAGTTGTTGATGAACTAGCTGTTGTTGATAGTTGAATATAAAATGCTAGAGAATTTGCAGTACTTGTACTTACAGATGAAACTGTTTCTGTATTAGCACCATCATTATATACGCTAATTCTATTTGCTGTTGCTAGACCACTACCACCATATACAGTTACTGTAGGTGTTGCTCTTTTTACTGCAAGATATTGATTATCAAGTATTTTCATTCTAGCTGTAGAGCCAAGTATAACTTCGCAAAGTTTATTTGGTGCACCATAAATATTTACAGCATTAGCATTAGCATCACCACCTTCATAGTATCTTAAACATCTGTTTAAATTCACATCAACAGGCAAAAATTCAAAGTCGCTGGCTACCGAACCTGCCTCTAACTGGACTCCAGTTATGTACCATTCATTACTTGTACTATC